AATTTACAGGTACTTTATCATCTGATGGTGATATTACTGTTACATGTTCATCTAATGAAACATTTAGTGGTGTTGCAGAAGGAGACTTTATAGTTTCAATTATATCAACTGGTTCTGGTGGTTCAGGTGCTGTTGGTGATGTATTAAGTATCACAGGCAACAATCATGAAGGTGCAGTTATATTTTCAGCGCCATCTACCACAACTTTAAAACTTGACTTTGGGGCAAACTTTGCTTCTCATGTTGTAAAAATACTTGCAACTATAACAAGAAGTACAGTATCATCTAAATCTAAAACTTTAAATGCTTCTCAAACATTACAAGTTACTACTGAAGCTCTCGCAACTGCTAGAGGTGGTGTAAACATGGGTAAGTCAGATGTATTTGAAGTGGCAAGTGTACATATGGCAACTAACTTTAGTACTAATGCAACAACAAGTAGTACAGATGTTACAGATAGATATGAATTAGATAACGGACAAAGAGATAACTTTTATGATATAGGAAGATTAAAACTTAAACCTGGCAAATCACAACCAACAGGAAGATTATTAATTACATTTAGTTTCTTCTCACATGGCTCTGGAGATTTCTTTGATGTAGATTCTTACTCTGGTGTTGTAGATTATGAAAATATACCTAGTTATACATCAGATACAACAGGTGAAAAATTTCAACTTAGAGATAGTTTAGACTTTAGGCCAAGAGTAGATGACGCTTCAACTATTAATGCAGGTGATGGACAAGATAGACAATTTAGTGGTTCGGGTGCAAGTGTATTAGATGTTGCAAAATTTGGTGGTGATGTTACAACTGACCATGAATTTTACTTAAACAGAATTGATAAAATTTTCTTAGATAAAGAAGGTTCATTTAAAGTAGTAGAAGGTACATCTGATTTAGTCCCACAAGACCCAGAAAATTTAGAAAATGCAATGCATTTATATACTATACACATTCCTTCATTTACATTAACTCCAGAAGAGGTTGATATAATTTCTATTGATAATAGAAGATTTACCATGAGAGATATTGGTAAATTAGAAAAACGAATTGAAAATGTTGAATACTATACTCAATTAAGTTTATTAGAACAGGCTGCACAATCACTACAAATACAAGACGCTCAAGGATTTGATAGATTTAAAAATGGATTTGTCGTAGATAACTTTGTAGGTCATTCAATAGGTAATGTAGGTGATGTAGATTATAAATGTTCTATGGACTTTTCAAATGGCGAACTAAGACCTACTCATCATACAGAGGCAATAACACTTATAGAAAGAGATGATGATGATACAGTAATTTTAGACGCTGACAGAACAGATACAAATTATGCGAAGACAGGTGATTTATTAACATTACCATTTACAGAAACATCACAGATTACTCAACCATTTGCAACTAAATTAATACCAGTAAATCCATTTGATATATTTACATGGACAGGTTTTGTTGCATTAACACCACAAGGAGATGAATGGTTTGAAACAGAAAGATTACCTGAAATAATTAGTAATGAAACAGGACAGTTTGACACATTGGCTGCAAACATATCTGGTTCTAATGTTTTAGATAATCCTTTTGGAACAGTTTGGAATCAATGGCAAGACTTCTGGTCTGGTACGCCAAGAGATATAAATCAAAGAGCAACAGGCAGAACTATTGCACCTGGAAGAGGTAGAAGGAGAGAATTTAGTATTGATACAATAACATCACAGACACAAGTTTTACAAAACAGAACTGGTGTAAGAACTAGACTTGTAAGTGCAGAAATGAGAGAAGAACTTGGTGATAGAGTGGTTAGTATGAATATACTTCCATTTATTAGAAACAGAAGTATATCATTTAGTGCAACAAGAATGAAACCTAATACAAGAGTTTATCCATTCTTTGATAATGTATCTATTGCAAGTTACATTACACCAACAGGTGGTAGTTTAGGTGGAAACTTAGTAACAGATTCAAATGGTGCTGTATCTGGAACATTTACATTACCTGACCCAACTGTGGATGCAAATCCTAGATGGCGTGCAGGTCGTAGAGTATTTAGATTAACTTCATCATCAACTAATCTTAGAACAGTAGATGATGTAGAAACAGCTGCTGAAGGAGATTACACAGCAAGAGGTATTTTAGATAGTGAAGGCTCAACAAGAGAATTTAGTATTGTTAGAGAAAGTACTGCTGATGATAGAAGTATTTTTAGAACATCAACTAGAGAAACTAGAAGATTTATTGGTTGGATTGACCCACTTGCACAATCATTCTTAGTAGATGAACCTGGTGGTGTATTCTTAACATCAATAGATTTATTCTTTGGACTAAAAGATAATGATATACCTGTAACAGTACAAATACAAGAAATGGTAAATGGTTATCCAGCACCTAGAATACTTCCATTTAGTATTAAATCATTAAATCCATCTTCAGTAAATACAAGTAATGATGGCACAACTGCTACAACATTTACTTTTGATTCACCAGTTTATTTAGAAGAAAATAAAGAATACTGTTATGTTATAATGGCAAACTGTAATACATATCAAGTTTACGGAAGTAGAATGGGACAAAAAACTCTAGATGGAACAAGAACTGTATCTAGACAACCATATGCCGGTGTTTTATTTAAATCACAAAATGGTTCAACATATTCTGCTGACCAAAATGAAGACTTAAAATTTACTATTAAGAAGGCTGCATTTACAACAGGTTTAACTTCAACAGTTACACTTGCAAACGATAGTGTATCTTCAAGAACATTAGATACAAACCCAATTAGAACAACAAGTGGTTCACAAACATTTAGAGTGTTCCATAAAAATCATGGTATGCATGCCGGAACAAACAATGTAACAATTAGTGGTTCAGCTGCATGTAATGGTATACCGGCTGCAACTATAAATGCAACTCATACATCAATTTCAAATATGACTTTAGATAGTTATGATATTACAACAACTGATAGTACAAGTGCTACATCTACTGGCGACGCTGGTGGTGCAAGTGTTGTTGCAACTCAAAACAAATCTTATGAGGCAATTAATGTTGCATTGCAAACAATGACTGTTCCAGGAACATCATTATCATACAATATTAGACCTACATCAGGTACTTCTATAAATGGTTCAGAAACATCATTTACAAGAACATCAGCAACAGACGCTATTAGTTTTATTGCAAATGATAATGCTTATTTTACAACACCTAAAGTTATTGCAAGTGATATAAACGAGACAAATGAAATGTCTGGTGCTAAATCACTATTAATTAAATGTACTTTAACATCTGATAATACAAACTTATCACCTGTTATTGATACACAAAGAATGAGTGCAATATGTATTAGTAATAGAATGAACGAACATACCTCATCTAATCACCCAGATTTTGTTGCAGATACAACCAATGAAGGTTCAACTTCAGACGCTATGTATGTAACTAGGCCTGTTGTATTAGATAACACATCAACTGCTTTAGACATTAGATTATCATCAAATGTACAATCAACTTCTTCAGTAGAATTATACTTTAGAACAACAACATCTGCTGAAGTTAGAAATGTAAGAGATATATCTTGGACACCTTTCAATACGGCAGGTGAAGAAGATTCAACTGTAACTCCTGCTTCAAATGACTATGAATTTAGTGAATATAAATATACAGCAAGCGGTCTAACAGGATTTGACGCTTTTCAAATTAAGATAGTTATGAAAGGAAGTAATCAGGCATACCCACCAAGAATAAAAGATATGAGAGGTATTGCATTAGCATTATAATGGCAAGATTAAAAGTAGAAGGTCATGTAGGATTAGTTAGAGATAATATTTCTAAGGCTGTTATAAATACTAACAAGAAGGACTATGAAGATTATATGACTAGAGCAAAGGCAAGAGAAAGTCAAAGAGATTCTTTAACAGACGCTATAAAAGAAATCAATTGTTTAAAAAAAGAATTATTTGAAATTAAAAAACTAATTAAAGAGAAACAATAATGGCATTTACACCGGTAGCAACGACAGATACATTAGAAACCTTTAGAACTAGGTATAATGCAACAAATATTACTCTTGTTGATGATTCTTCATCTTCGGTAGATATTACACTTGCAACTGATAGTTTAAAAATATCTGGTGGAACTGGTACTGCTTCTGTTATATCAGGAGATACTCTTACATTAAATTTATCAAACACAGGCGTTAGTGCTGGTTCAGTAGGTTCATCAACAGCAATTCCAGTATTAGCAATAAATGCTCAAGGACAAATTACAAGTGCTTCAACAGCAAGTATCTCAACAGATTTAACATTAGTAGATGACGCTTCAACAGCTGCAACAATTTCACTTGCAACAGATACATTAAAAATATCAGGTGGAACAGGAACAACATCAGCAATATCTGGTGATACAGTAACTATTAATCTAGACAATACGGCAGTTAGTGCCGGTTCATTTGGTTCATCAACAGCAATTCCAGTATTAGCGATAGACGCTCAAGGAAGAATTACAGGTGCTTCAACAGCAAGTGTATCAACAGATTTAACTATCATAGATGATTCATCAACTAGTGCAACAATTTCATTAGGAAGTGATACACTTAAATTTGCAGGTGGCGCTGGTGTTACAACAAGTATTTCTGGTGATGTAGTTACATTTGCTTCATCAGCAACAGCTGCTTATATAGATTTTATCTATACTGCTACATCAGGACAAACAACATTTACTGGTTCTGATGATAACAGTAACACATTGGCATATACAGCTGCTAATTTAGATGTGTTTTTAAATGGTGTATTACTTGATGATTCAGATTATACTGCTTCAAACGGAACAAGTATTGTATTAGGAAGTGCGGCCGCAGCTAGTGATATACTAACAGCAAAAGCATGGCAAGTAAATAATGTTTCATCTTTTGATGTTAATGGTGCAGAATTTGTATTAGACTTAGATGGCGATACAAGTTTAACTGCTGACACAGATGACCAAATAGATGTTAAGATTGGCGGTGCAGATGACTTTATCTTTAAAGCAAATAGTTTTGAAGTGCAAACAGGTTCTATTATAGATATGAACGGCACAGAATTAGTCCTAGACGCTGACGCTGACACCAGTATTACTGCTGACACAGATGACCAAGTAGATATTAAAATAGGTGGTACTGATAGATTTAGTATTTCAGCAGCAGGTAAAGTTACATCAACAAGTACAGGTGCAGCTAGTAATTTTGATATTGTAGGAAGTGATGGTGGTACACTTGGACCTGATTTAACACTTCACCATAATTCAGCTTCACCTGCTGATAATGATACTGTTGGATTAATAAGTTTTGCAGGAGAAGATGATGGTAGTAACAAAACTACTTATGTACAATTAAGAGGCGTTGCAACTGATGTAACTGACGGTACAGAAGATGGTCGTTTTAGTTTGTTTACTATGAAAGCAGGAACATTAACAGAACAAGTTAGAGTAGAAGAAGATGGTGATTTACATGTAGATGGAGATGTCATAGGTTTCTCAACAACTGTATCAGATGTTGCATTGAAAACAGATATTGAAGTTATACCAAATGCATTAGATAAAATAGATGAAATACAAGGTTATACATTTACTAGACATAACGGCACAACATCTGCTGGTATAATCGCACAAGAATTAGAAAAAGTTTTACCAGAGGCAGTAAAAGAGAAAAAACTTTCATTAGTAGATGATGAAACTTATAAAACTGTACAATATGACGCTATACACGGATTACTAATACAGGCAATAAAAGAATTAAAAGATGAACTTAGAGAGTTAAAATCATGAGTAGAAGTAGAGATATAGGAAAAGGTGCAACTAGAACAGAATTTGTTTTTACAGCAACATCTGGTCAAACAACTTTTAGTACTGATGATTCAAGTACAGCATTAGCATATTCAGTAGGCAAAACTGATGTATTCTTAAATGGTATTAGATTGGCTCCTGCCGATTTTACTGCTACTAACGGAACTTCTATTGTATTGGCAAGTGGTGCTAATACAAGTGATGTATTATTTGTTGTTACATTTGGAACATTTCAGGTTGCGGACTTAGGGGCTACTCTAACAGCGGACTTAAACATAGGTTCACAAAAAATTACAGGTTCAGCAATTCAATTAGATTGTTCAGGCGATATTATTTTTGACGCTGGTGGAGGTGATATTCAAATTTCAGATGATGGAACTTCTATTGGTAATTTATCAAATGTATCAACTAACTTTGTTGTTCAATCAAATGTATCAGACGCCGATTTACTTATTAAAGGTAATGATGGTGGTTCAACAATTACTGCATGTACTTTTGATATGTCAGCTGCAGGTGCGGCTACATTTAACAATGATGTAACTGCTTTCTCAGATGTAAGATTGAAACAAGAAATAGATACAATTGATAACGCTTTGGAAAGAGTAACTTCAATGAGAGGTGTTTTCTTTGATAGAAAAGATAATTCTGAAGTAAGACAAACAGGCGTAATTGCTCAAGAAGTAGAACCATTTCTTCCTGAGGTGGTAAGACAAACTAAGGACGATAATAAAATAAAGTCTGTTGCATATGGCAACATGGTTGGAGTACTTATTGAAGCAATAAAAGAATTAAATGCTAAGATAGAGAAACTTCAAGATGGCGATTAAATCAGCAGGTACTTTCCTAAAAATATCAGAAATTGCTAGTGAGTTTAACGACCCAACTCCTAATGCTATGTCCGAGTTTTATCGTGGTGCCGGTAAAGTAAATGATGTAGCTACAAATAGTAGTGTACCAACATCTGGTGCTGTTAAGGTAGGAGACTTTTATGGTTGTGGTAATTCTGTAGTAGTTTCTTGTCCAGCAGGTAACAATACAGATGTTGCACCTTTATTTCCAGGAACCTATACAAACGCAGCCACAAAAATTTTAACAATAGCTGCCCCAATATCACTTACAGGTTCTAATGCGGCCGCTTTAACAGTTCCATCAAACATGGCCGGAACACTTGACATTCAAAATGCAGGAACTATAGTAGGTTCAAGTGGTACTATAGGTTTAGGGGCAAATGCTGGTGCAGCCGCAGCTCCTGGTAACGCCGCTGGTGCAGGTGGAGTATCATTATCAATTCAATCAAATGGTGTTACAATTAATAATTCAGGAACTATCTCCGGAGGAGGAGGTGGTGGAGGTGGAGGCTCTGGTGGGGCTACTACTAATTCATCAAATACAGTAAACTTTGGAAGTGTTACTAATGGTTGGACACAAGTGGTATCAGGTGCTGGTGTTTCAAACAACTCTGTCGCAGGTCCTGGTGGAGTAAACTGGACAGGTGGTACTAATAATACAACGCAACTTAATTCAGCAAATCAGAAAAACCCTTCACAAGTTAATAGAGGTAACCCTACAACAAATATTACAGATATTAATTCACCTAAAAGATTTAATATTGCTAGTGGATTTTATACAGAAACTACATCAACACCAGGACAAGTAGGTGGTGCTGGTGGTAGAGGTTTTGGTTTTGATGGTTCAAGTGTTATAAGTGCTCAAAATGGTGTCGCTAGTCCAGGAAATGGTGGTGCAGGTGGTAATGGTGGTGGTGCAGGTGCAGCTGGTTCAGCAGGTGGAAGTTCTCCTCTTGGTGGAGGTGGAAGTGCAGGCGCAGCTGGAAATTCAGTTACATCTCCAGGTTCAGTAAACTATTCAGTATCTAATTCAGGTACAATAAATGGAACACAAGGATAATGTCAGCAGTAATATCAAATAATACAGGAACAATAACAGGTGGACTTGAACATGTATATGTAGAGTTTATACTTGTAGGTGGTGGTAATACAAATCACGGTGGACAAGTAATTAAAAATTTTGCAAGAATTAAATGTAAAACTATCGTAAATGTTATGATAGGTGCAGGTAATATAAAAGGTTGTCAATCAACTATTACATGGAGTGCAAGTGATAACACAGATTCTAAAATTACTTCTGAATATGGTTTTGAATATTTGAAAGATAGTAATTGGCACAATGATAAAATTATTGCAAAAGGTGGTGAAGAAACATTACTCATAGATAATCTAACAGGTGAAGAAGTTAGATATGGAGACAATGTAAATAGACCAGGCACATGTGCTATAAAAATGTTAGCAACAGATTATCTAAATGCAATATTAACAGGAAGTCCAGAAGTTAAAACTGATGGTGATTATAAAATATTAGTCTGGTCTCAACCAGGAACATTACAGGTATCATAATGGCACATTTTGCAAAACTAGACCCAAATAATTTAGTAACTGATATTGTCTTTGTAGATAATACTATAACAGCAGATGTTTATTTAGACGCTGATGATAGCGATAAAGAAAAATCTATTGAAGTAGAACAAAATGGTATAGATTACTTACAAGGTATTTTTGGTAGTGATACTGTATGGAAACAATGTTCATTTAATACATGGTCTAATAAACACAAACTAGGTGGTACACCTTTAAGAGGTAATATGCCTGAAATTGGATATCAATGGGATGTATTAAGAAATGCTTTTATACCACCTAAACCAGGTAATGACTACATCTTAATAGAAAAAAAATTACAATGGACATCAAAAATGGGATTAACTTCAACAATTTGGAGGAATGATATCTAATGGCAGTTACACAAAAAACAGCAGAAAATTTTGGTTTAGACCAAGGGGCAACATTTAGTAAAAACTTTACAGTTACTACTGATGGTTCAACTGCCTATGATATTTCAGGATTAACACT